CAACTGACCCTGAAATACAAACTTATTTACGCTGTACTGCTAACCCCGGTGGTGTTGGGTCGCACTGGGTTAAGAACAGATACATTACACCCGCAGAATATAACTCTAGTTTTCTAGGTAAAGATGGACTTACAAGAAAGTTTATTCCTGCTCGACTGTCTGATAATCCGTACCTTGCAGAGGACGGTGTGTATGAGCAGATGCTTAAATCTTTACCGCCCATTCAACGCAGACAACTTCTTGAAGGTAATTGGGATGTAGCAGAAGGAGCAGCATTTGTAGAGTTTGACCCACTACATCATGTCATTACACCTTTTGAATTGCCCGTGCACTGGGAAAGAGTTAAAGCAGTTGACTATGGATATGCTGCAGAGTCCTGTTGTTTATGGGGAATAATGGACCAAAATGACGGAACTTTGATAATATATCGAGAATTATACAGAAAAGGCTTGACAGGAGAAGAATTAGGTGCTATAATAACAAGTATGGAGCTAGAAGACCCTTACTCGGTCTCTGGTGTATTAGACACATCAGCATGGGCTAGGACAGGTACTACTGGACCTACTGTTGGAGAAGCCTTAGTACGGCAAGGACATAAGCTTAGACCCGCTGATAAGAACAGGGTACAAGGTAAAATCCAAATACATGAGTTCCTAAAGGTTAAAGAAAATGGTAGACCTAAGTTACAAATCTTTAATAGTTGTCCTAATTTAATTAGGGAGCTACAAAGTATACCACTATCTAAAACCAATCCTGAAGATGTAGATACACATGCTTCAGACCATGCATACGATGCACTGCGTTATATGATAATGAGTAGACCAAGAATGTCAAGTACATTCGATAGGTTAAGAGGATTGAAAAGAGATATCCATCAACCGGCTGATTCAACATTTGGATATTAAATTTTATGGCAGACAAGGACAATACATTTTTAAACGCTGACAATATCTACGAAGAGGTAGAAGGTGAAGCTGGTAAAAGTCTTGACCTAGAATTTGACCAACAAACTAATCTTGTTGGTATTATTAAAGGTAGATTTCAACAAGCACAAGACGCTAGAAAGACTGATGAGTCTCGTTGGTTAAAAGCATATGAAAACTACAGAGGGCTTTACAATAAGTCTATTAAGTTTAGAGACTCAGAGAAGTCTCGTATCTTTGTAAAGATTACCAAAACAAAAGTACTTGCTGCCTTTGGGCAATTAGTAGATGTTATTTTTGGTTCGGGTAAATTTCCTATTGGTATTACTGAAACTAAAATACCAGAGGGTGAATTAGCTAGTGCACATTTAGATACTCAAACAGGTGCACCCGGTATTGAAAGTACTATGGGTGGTGGTGAGTTACCGGGAGACGTAGATGGTAATGCTCTAGATAACCCATACGATGTTGGATACGAAGGTGACGGAAAAGTTCTTAAACCCGGAGCTACTTTCCAAAAGGGAATCTTTGAAGACAGTCTTGAAGATAAAGTAGAAGATCAATTAGTCGAAGGCTTTAGTCCAATACCACAAGTGTTAGAACTATCTCCAGCTCAAAAGGCTGCGAGAAGAATGGAAAAATTAATTCATGACCAAATAGATGAATCTAAAGGTTCATCCGAAATTAGAAATGCTCTTTTAGAATCTGCTTTGCTTGGCACAGGGATTGTAAAAGGACCATTTAACTTTAACAAGAAACTTCACAAATGGGAAACCGGTGAAGATGGTGAAAGAAGTTATAGCCCGTTAGAGGTTAGAGTTCCTCGTATAGAGTTTGTTAGTTGTTGGGATTTTTATCCTGACCCCGGTGCTACCAATATAGATGAGTGTGAGTTTGTAATTCATCGTCATAAGATGAACAAATCACAACTTAGACAACTTCGCAACATGCCTTATTTTAATGAGGATGCTATTAGAAATTGTATTCAGATGGGAGCTAACTATACAGAACAAGACTTTGAATCTAGTCTTAAAGACGATGCAAGGTCAGATGAAGAAGTAGGAAATAACTTTGAAGTCTTAGAATACTGGGGAATCATGGATGCAGAGTATGCACGTTCAGTGGGTATAGACCTCGCTGACGATATAGATGATTTAGATGAAGTACAGGTAAACGCATGGACATGTGGACATCAATTGCTTAGAGCAGTTGTTAATCCGTTTACTCCATACAGATTACCGTACCACGCTTTCCCATACGAAAGAAGTCCCTATAACTTTTTTGGTATTGGTGTAGCTGAGAACATGGATGATAGCCAACAGATTATGAACGGTCATGCAAGAATGGCTGTAGATAACCTAGCAATGGCTGGGTCTTTGGTGTTTGATGTAGATGAGTCTGCCCTTGTGGGTGGACAATCAATGGAAATATACCCCGGAAAAATATTCAGACGACAAGCTGGAATGCCGGGACAAGCTATACATGGCTTAAAGTTTCCTAACACAGCACCAGAGAACATGATGATGTTTGACAAGTTTAGACAACTTGCAGACGAACAAACAGGAATACCAAGTTATTCGCACGGACAAACAGGCGTACAGAGTATGACAAGGACTGCATCAGGCATGTCTATGTTACTAGGTGCATCAAGTTTAAATGTTAAAACAGTTGTCAAAAATCTTGATGACTTTTTATTAAGACCTCTCGGTGAGGCTTTCTTTCAATGGAACATGCAGTTCTTTGAAGGTGGGTTAGATGTCAAAGGTGATTTAGAAGTTAAAGCTACTGGAACAAACAGCTTGATGCAAAAAGAAGTAAGAAGTCAAAGATTAACAACCTTTTTACAAACTGTACAAAATCCTGCTGTTGCTCCGTTCGTTAAGATTTCTAAACTTGTAAGTGAACTAGCCTACAGCTTAGACTTAGACCCAGAGGAAGTTTTAAACGACCCTGAAGAAGCAGCTATTATGGCACAAATTATAGGAATGCAAAATGTTGGACAAACAACTAGCCCTGAAACTGAAAGCCTTGGTGGGCAACCCGCTGGTATGGGACCCCCTAATGGAGCACCTGCTCAACCTCAAGACCTTGGACCTACAGGCACTGGCGGTGGCAACATCGGAATCGGAAATGTTCCGGTTGCAGGGGAGAGTGAATTCTCTGGTACGCCTAGAGCAGTTGGACCTACAGGTTAAAGAAGCAATTACTAGAAAGGAAGAAATATGAATTTATTAGAAGACGATAGACAACAATATGCAATAGGTGCTATTGTTAGTAAACTTGTCAGCAAAACTTTTGCTAAAAGAAATCCTTCTGCTGTAGTAGGAGTAAGAGGTATAGATGATAAATTTGCAGTCAGTAAAAATATAGATGAATTACAAAAATTATCTCCAGAAGATTCTCAAAAATCTTTAACTTATTTTAAACAAGAAAAATTAAATACTAAAGCAGAGTTTAAAGAAAGAGGACGTTTAGACCCCTCAGATGCAGATTATTATGGAGAGGTTGAAAGAAAAAGAATATTTCGGGAAATTGACAAGGAATATGAAGAAATAATTTCTTTGTTAACAGAACAAACTAAACGTGTGTCCAAAGCAAAAGGTGGCTCATTACTACAAGACGATATGGCAATGATGAACGAAGAAGACATGCCAACACACACTATGCCAGACGGTACAGTCATGCCGGGTGCGACTCACGAAGAAAGTGAGATGATGATGGAATCAGTAGAACCAGAGATGGCTCCTGATGAAACAATGTTGCCAGACGAGGCAATGGAAAATGAATTTATAGATTTTATAATTGACGAAGCATTATCAGAAGAAGAAGAAGATATGCTTATGTCAAAACTAGAACAAGACGACCAACTATCTATACTTTTTGATAAAGTAATAGACGTTGCTCAAGAATTTGCTGGGTCCGGTCCTGTTGAAGGTCCGGGTTCAGGAGTCTCTGATTCGATACCCGCAAGGTTATCGGACGGAGAATTTGTCTTTACCGCTGCTGCTGTAGAAGAAATCGGAGCCGATAATTTAATGGCGATGATGAAAGATGCAGAAATGAAAGCAGAAGAAAGACAAGGTTTAGCTGAAGGCGGTGAGTTGGAAGAAAGGGTAGAGTTACCTGTTAAAGAACAAAAAGAACCACAAGTTCGGATTGCTAAAAAAACAGTAGATAGCTCTAGAGGATTATTAGATGAAGATGAAGTATCGAAAGGTATTAAATCTAAAATGATGCTTGACCCTGACCAAAGACACGTCAGAAGCTAAACACACTAACCGATAGAGCTACCCTATTTATAGGCACTCTATCAAAATAAACCGAAAGGCGACCTTTACAAAACAAGCCCTCTATGCATAGAGCTACCTTGTGAACGAAGCCCTTAGTAGGAGAAAAAAGATGGCTAATAATAAAGTCAAAGAAGAAACGCCAAACCCTTATAATAAAAATAAGTCTTGGCACGAAGGAGAAGATAAACCTTTTGTATCATCAAACAATGTGTACTTTGAAGAACCAAAGAACAAGTTGTTTAAAAGCGATGACATTAATGAAGTGGAAGCTGAAGGAAGTGTCAATGAAGTAGAACTGGAATCAAAAAAGGACGAACTTTACAAGAAACCAGACTACAAAAAACGCTACGATGATTTAAAAAAGCATTACGATTCTAAACTGAATGAGTTTAAATCTAGAGAACAAGAACTTTTAGACGAAGCTACTAGCAATAGACCAGCTTACAAAGCTCCAAAGTCTCAAGAAGAACTTGAAAAATTCAGAGCAGATTATCCTGATGTGTATGAAGTTGTAGAAACTGTAGCTCATATGGAATCGGAGTCTAAAGCAAAAGTTCTAGAAGAACGCCTTAGTAAACTCCAAGAACGTGAGACAGAGTTAGTACGACAAAGTGCAGAACAAAGGTTAATGGATAAACATCCTGATTTTGAAGATATCAGAAACAGCGATGATTTCCACGGTTGGGCAAAAGAACAGCCTAAGTCTATTCAAGATTGGATATACAAAAACGCTGACGATGCCGACCTTGCTTCACGTGCTTTAGATTTATTTAAAAAAGATATTGGAATGGACCTTCCTAAAACTAAGTCATCTTCTACTAAACCGACCAAAGGCTCTGCTGCTGATATGGTTTCCACTAAAACAACTAGTGTAGACCCACAACAAGAAAGAGTTTGGTCAGAAAAGGAGATTGCTGCAATGAGCATAGCTGAGTATGATAAGTATGAGAATGCTATTAGCGAAGCTTGGCAAGAAGGCAGAATCATTAAATAAACTATATATAGTTTAGTAAAATAAACTATAACTTAAAGGAGAATATCCCATGGCTCAATATTTTGAACCCGGAACGGATACTAATGCTAACTTTGCAAACTCTGTAAGTACTCAAACTAATAGTTTCTTTTTACCTGCGGTTTACTCTAAAAAGGTTTTAAACTTCTTTAGAAAATCGTCTGTAATAGAAGCTATTACAAACACCGATTATTCTGGTGAGATTAGTGCGTACGGAGACTCAGTAAACATTATTAAAGAACCCGTTATTTCAGTGTCAGCGTACACAAGAAATAGCGATACCACAGAAACCAGACTTACAGATGCTGAAACATCTTTAGTTGTTGATAGTGCTAATGCGTTTAAATTCATCGTAGATGATATTGAAACAAATATGTCACACGTTAACTTCAAAGAAGTTGCTTCAAGTTCGGCTGCATATGCATTGAAAGATGCTTACGATGCTGCTGTCCTAGTAACTATGTTTGCTGGTCTATCTGCTTCATCACCTAACCATGTGTTAGGGTCTGACAGTGCTACTGATTTAGCTGCTGGAACTTTTGATGGCACAGGTAACCTAGACATTGGTTTTGGAACTGATGAACATGACCCTCTAGACCTTATGAGTAGAATGGCAAGACTATTAGACGAACAGAACGTACCTGAAGAAGGTCGTTGGTTTGTTGCAGGTCCTGACTTCTACGAAGTTCTAGGAAGCTCTAGTTCTAAATTGTTGTCTGTTGACTACAATGCTGGACAAGGTTCAATCAGAAACGGACTAGTATCAAGTGGAAAATTACGTGGATTTGATATGTACAAATCAAACAACATTGCTGCAACATCTAATGCTGCTGGTAAAGTTTTGGCTGGACACATTTCAGCTACTGCAACTGCTAACACAATCCTTTCAACAGAAGTGTTGAGAGACCCAACATCGTTTGGTGACATTGTGCGTGGTCTTCATGTCTTCGGTGCGAAAGTACTTAGAGACGAAGCCCTTGTAGGTGCATTCTACGGTATTGACTAAGAAGTCAACTTTGGGGGAGTCTTCGGACTCCTCCTCTTTTTAACCCATAAATTTAGAGGTAAACAATATGGCAATAGTAAATATAAGAGATACTGGACGTAATTCAGCTAAAACAGCTGATGTTCGTTCTCTAGCTACTAAAGTTCAGAAGCCCTCAGATACAGAAGCAATAACTGCAGCCAATACAATTACAGCAGCCGAATCAGGCACTCGTTTTGTAATGAACGTAGCAGCAGCTAAAGTTCAAACTCTTCCTACTCCCGCAGCAGGATTAGAGTATTGGTTTTATGTTGGAGCAACAGAACCTACAGGTACGCATACAATAGTTACAGCATCTAGTGCTAATATTATTGTAGGTAACGTGTCTTCTCCGGAAGATGCAGCAGGTAGTGTAGCAACAGTTACAGACGCAGACACTATTTCATTAGTAGCTAGTAAAGCTGTTCATGGAGATTTTGTGCATGTGTGGTCTGATGGAACTAACTGGTATCTTGACGGACAATGTAAAGTTCAAGACGGTATTACTACAACTCAAGCGAGTTAATAGTACAGTCTAAGGTATTAACTGATACCAAACCCGGAGGGGTCTTAGGATTCCTCCACCTATTTTAAAAAAGGAGAAGAATATGATGTACGGTAAGATGAAACGAGAAAAGAAAATGTACGGTGGTATGACAAGAAGTCAAAAAAGTTCTGGTGGCACACCTGCAAAAAAGATGATGGATGGTGGTCGTGTAGGTTATAACAAAGGTGGGTCAGCTCAACCTAATTATAAGTCTGGTGAAATGCACAAGTGTATGCCTAACTAATTATGAAAGGCGTACCACATTATAAAAGAGATGGAACTGAATGGAAAGGCAACTCTCATAAAATGCCTAATGGACAATTGCACACAGGTAAAACTCACGGCAAAACAAGTGAAAGACTTTTTCACTTTAAAGATTTAAGTAAGAAAGCAAAACTAAAAGCTAAAGGTAAGTAATGGCAACAACATATTTAGATTTAACAAACGAAGTCCTTAGAGAACTCAATGAAATACCATTGACTTCTGCAAACTTTTCAAGTGCTGTAGGACTCCAACAGTTTGTTAAGGATGCCATTAACAAGTCTATATTTGATATAGCAAATGAAGAACCCCAGTTACCATTTCTTGCAGTAGGCGAGAGTGGTGCAACTGACCCCTTCTATGGAAACGTGACCGTAGCTACAGTAGCTGGTACTAGGTGGTACGAGTTAAAAGCTAGTAGCTCAAGCGTTCAAGACGATTACGCTTCAATAGACTGGGACGATTTTTATTTAACAACCATTAACGTTAGTGGTGAATCATCTCCCTTTGTTTCAAAAGGATTAGGATTTTTAAGTCTAGCTGATTGGAAAAGATATTACAGAGACAGCGAGAACGTAGACGATGCAGATTCACAGGTTTATGGTGAGCCTTTTAAAGTTATTAAATCACCAGACGGCAGGAAATTTGGATTAAGTCCAATACCTGATAAAGTATACAACATACACTTCTACGCATTTGATAAGCCTACAAAGCTTTCAGCACACGGAGATACAGTTGTATTCCCCGAACAATACACGAATGTTATAACTGCTAAAACAAGATATTACATATGGCAGTTTAAAGAATCTCCACAACAAGCAGCGTTTGCTATGGACGATTATAAGAAAGCTATGAGAAGTATGAAATCTAACTTAGTAAACCCAACGCCTCGTACAATGACAGACGACAGGCGTTATTTTTAAAAGGAGAAAAATATGAAACCAATTGGAAAAGCAGGAGAACCCGGTGACCCTAAATTAAAAAGTTTAAGAGAACGCTTTGGCAAAAACAAAAAGAAAAAGAAGATGGAAGAACGTAGAAAGAAAACAATGGCGGAATACTATGGCAAAAGACCCGGCTATGCTGTAGGCGGTGAAGTTATGCCAAAAGCTAAACCTTGTTAATATAAAAATTTATTAAATGGCAGCATCACAACCCTATACCGTAGCCTGTGCTGGTGGTTTAGTTAAAGCAACCAACCAAATTGATTTGCTTAAAACTCCCGGAGTAGCTACAGACCTAAGAAACTTTGAAGTTTCTGTTGAGGGTGGGTATAGACGTATTAGTGGTTATAGTAGATTAGGAGCTGGAAGTGCTGCTCAAGTAAGCGGAAGCACGGATACTATTCATGGGGTTACTACTTATGGAGATGGCGTTATAGCTTGTGCAAGTACAGGTATATACTTTAGTCAAGACGGAACAAGTTGGTTAAACGTAAGTAGAAGTTCTGTAGATGCTGGTGGTGATGATTACACAGCCTTTACAGGTCGTAGTACTCTTACAAGAACAGGACAAGGGAAAATTAGTTTTTCTTTGTTTGAAGGACCAACATACGATTATGGATTGCTAGTAATTTGTGATGGAGCTAATGAACCTTACTATTTTAGAATGGAAGGTACTGGTGCTAATATAAATACCAGAACATACTTTAGTGGTGAAATTACTGTAACAAGTACTAAATTTGCAACACACTCTGAAATACACGATAAACATTTAGTTGTTGCAGGTGTTGAAGATAATCTTAGCACAGTTTTTTATAGTAAACTATTAGACCCTACAACTTTTAACGGCACTGGTTCAGGTTCTATAACCTTATCAGACCAGATAGTAGGAATTAAAAGCTTCCGTGATGAACTTTTTATATTTTGTAGAAACAGTATATTCAAGCTACAAGATATAAACGGTACACCGGTGGTAGTTCCAGTAGCAAAAAACATTGGT